TAGAAGAAATTACACAAACAGATGCGATTACGACTACTAGCGTTATCACTTCTTTGTCTGTCTTTAGTCAGTAAAGCAAGAGCCGAAGGCGATACAAACGTACAGGCTCAACCAAATGCTGTTGGTAATTCTAGTATTATCAACCAAAATATGAATATTAATAATGGAATGACAGGTAAACAGCAGTTTGGAAACTTAGTTTGTAGTCAACCAACTATGGCAATAACTCCCTTTTATACAGGAAATGATGCACAGGGGGAAGAAACTTATAGCATTAATGAAGGTTGGGGAGTGCAAATGAGTTTTATGATACCGCTAGGAGATAATAAAACTTGTAACGAATTAGCAAAAGTAAAGCTAGACCTAGCCATAGAAGAACTAGACAAGCAAGTGCATGATAAACAGCTAGTTCGTGTTTTGAAGTGTAGTCAGCTTCACGCAAGTGGCTATATGATAAACCCTGCTTCTAAATACGCATACATCTGTAGTGATGTCATTAATATACGAAGTTATGTAAAAGCTAATCCCGAAAAATTTAAGGCAATCAACAATCCCTAACTACAGAGGTCTTAGACTTGGTTAAGGGGAAGATTGCTAATATTACTATACCTTATTTCTTTTGATCTGCAATCTCTTTCTTAAGTACCTTCTTAAATATCTTTGTCATTATTTTCTTTAGCTGATTAATAACGCTTTGCAAAACGATTGAACCTGTTACTGCTGCTGTGGCTGATACTCCACTAGCTATAACACTAGAAGCTATGACCTCTGGTGCAGGTATAGGCATTTCTCCAAAAAAAGGTATATTAAATGTAGCTACAGGTTCTTCAGTTGATAAAATTTCTTTGGTGTTTGGCAGGTTTGTCGGTATTGTCTCTGGTTTTAGTTCTAACTCTCCCTCCTTTGAAGATGCTTTTTCTTCTTCAACAGCAGATTCCTGATCTCCCAGACCCGACTCTACCTGTTCCAGACTTGGAAGAAGTAAAGGGTCTAGGTACGGAACGTCTGCCACAGGTGGATAAAAAATTGTTTTAGGTGGTACTAAAATATTATTAGCGTCAGGCAACTCAGGCAACTCTATATATAGTGTGTCCATACTAAATATTATTATTAATTACTTTACCTTATATAAGATTTTGTTATACTACAACTAAGTTATTTACCTCACCATAGGTAACAAGTGCCTGATACGTCAGATAACGCTTGTGACAGGGAGTAAACAACCCATGTTACACACTATTTTTTAAAACAAAAAAATGGCTAATGCTACTGTAAGTAGGCTTGGACTTGTCAATAATGCAGGTACAAGTTTTGATGCGTTGTTTTTAAAAACGTTTAGTGGAGAGGTTCTAACAGCTTTTGCTGAGAACAACATCTTTAACGAAGCAATGCACACAGTCCGCACAATTGAAAGCGGAAAATCAGCACAGTTTCCAGTTTTAGGTACTGCAACGGCGGCGTATCACTCAATTGGGACTCCTTTAGTAGGTGCAAACCAAATCAAGGCTAATGAGAAAATCATAAGTATTGATGACCTCCTAATTTCTCAAGCGTTCATAAGTTCGCTAGAAGAAATGAAGAACCACTATGACGTTAGGCAGATTTATTCTGCTGAGTTAGGTAAGGCACTTGCTCGCACATACGATCAGAACGTTGCGAAGGTAATAGCTAATGCTTCTAGAGCTTCAGCAACGCTAACTGGTGGTAATGGCGGTACTGTTTTGACATTACCTACAGGTAATACAGCTTCAGCAAATGTAACTGGTGATGAGATAGCAGCAGCTATTTATGACATTGCACAAACATTTGATGAAACTGATATTCCTCCAACAGATCGTTTCTGTGTATTACCACCTGCTGAGTACTATAAATTAGCAGAAACAGCTACAAGAACTATTGATACTGACTTCAACCCTCAAGGCAATGGTTCATTTGCATCAGGTCGTATTCAAATGATTGCAGGTATTCCTGTAATGATGAGTAATAACGTTCCTCAGTCAAACGTAGCTTCTTCTCCAAGTGGCACAAACAACAGCTATGCAGGAGATGACAGCAAGACTATAGGTTTGGTATTTCACAAATCAGCAGTTGGAACTGTAAAACTACAGGATATGACAACTGAGATCTCAGGTTCAGATTATGGGATTATGTATCAAGGTACATTGCTAGTTGCGAAGTACGCACTAGGACATGGAATCCTTAGACCAGAAGCAGCAGCAACAATTAAATTGTCTGCTACTTAATCTACCTAAATCTATAAAATGGGGTATTCTATTATTAGATACCCTTTTTTTATGTCTCCCTATGGTAAGGGCAGTTATGGTTCAAAGGTTGGCAGACCAAAAAAATCTAAAGCTGCTGTAAAAAAGAAAAAAACTACTAAAAAATCTAAAAAAATGTAGCTATGGCTAGAAAAAAACTAGGATTATACGCTAACATTCACGCAAAAAGAAAGCGTATTAAAGGCGGTAGTAAAGAAAAAATGAGAAAAAAAGGTCAAAAAGGTAGACCTACTGCAAAAAATTTTAGAGATGCAGCTAAAACTGCTAAGAAAAAATGAGTATTACCGCAGCAACAACAGAATTAGAAGCAATTAACATTATGTTAGCTGCTATAGGTGAAGCACCAGTAAATAAACTTACTGGCACGTTACCTGTTGACGTTAAAATTGCACAAAACTTGTTAAATGAACAAAGTAAATCAGTACAAGGTGAAGGTTGGTCATTTAATACTGAATATAATGTTGTATTAACTAGAAGTGCAAATAATAAAATTAATTTACCTGCAAACGTTTTAAAAGTTGATGTAAATATACAAGATCACCCACAAATTGATGCAGTACAAAGAGGTTTAAAACTATATGACAGGTTTAAACATACAGATATTTTTGAAGAAGATTTAAAATGCGAAGTTTTATATTTTTTAAAGTTTGAAGAGTTGCCAGAACCCGCTAGAAGATACATAAATATAAGAGCAGCTAGAGTATTTGTAGATCGTTCTGTAACTGATGATAGTTTAAGAACTTATACACAACAAGACGAAGTAAGAGCTAGAGCAATTTTATTAGATAGTGATAGTAATAATAACGATACAAATATGTTGATTGGTGACCCTTCTATAACAGGTAGATTTAATACATATACACCTTCATCTGCACTTATTAGAGATTAATGGGCGTTATATCAAGATCAATACCTACTTTACTTAGAGGTATATCGCAAGCTGCTGACGCAACAAAGCAAGCTGACCACGCTGATTTACAAAATAATGCTAATAGTAGTCCAGTACAAGGTTTAACAAAAAGATCAGGTACTCAGTATTTAGCAACAATAAGCAATAGCACAATAGGTAATGTTCATATACAAACTATTAATAGAGATTTATCAGAAAGATATATAGCTATTTTTAGTAATGGTGATGTCAAAGTCTTTGAACTTGATGGCACAGAACTTACTGTACATAAACCTGATGGCGTTAATTATTTGGCAACAACTAATCCAAGAGATCAAATCAAAACTGTAACTATTGCTGACTTCACGTTTGTTGTTAATACAAGCATAGTTACACAAATGGATAATGCACTATCAGCAGGTAGTGACACTCAAGCAATTGTATTTGTAAATCAGGTCTTAGATAATACAACTTACACCGTTACTGTTGATGGAACTAGTGTTACTCACGATACCTCTAGTGATAATCCGTTAAGCACTACTACAGTTGCAACCTCTATAAAAAACTCTTTAAATTCAAATTTATCAGGTTTTACTATTGCACAAAACGGTGCTGTATTGCATATTAAAAAAACTGATGGTTCTAATTTTTCTATAGATGGTGGTGACACACAGGGAAATACAACATTAACTATAGTCAAAGACTCTGTACAAAGGTTTACAGATCTACCTACTGTTTCTCCTAATGGTTATGTTGTTGAAATTAAAGGTGATGAATCAACTAACTTTGATAATTATTACGTTAAGTTTGTTACTAATAATGGTGGTGCATTAGAAGAGGGACAATGGGAAGAAACAGTTAAAGATGGAATAAAATTTAAATTTAATTATGATACTATGCCACACGTTTTAATACGTCAGGCAGATGGTAATTTTAGATTTGCAAGAGTAGATGGTGATTCTTATAGCGTTACTGTTGGTAGTAATACACAGTCATATACATTACCGAAATGGGGTGAAAGAACTGTTGGAGATGAGGAGTCAGCACCTAATCCTTCTTTTATTGATGCTCCTATAAATAATGTATTTTTCTTTAGAAACAGGTTAGGGTTTCTAGCTGATGATAATGTCATACTATCTAGAGTTTCTGAGTTTTTTAATTTTTTTCCAGAGACAGTTATTACTGTTATTGATTCTGACCCAATAGACGTTGCAGCGTCACATACAAAAGTTGCGATACTTAAAAATGCTGTATCTATGGGTGAGCAATTAATTTTGTTTTCTGATCAAACGCAATTTGTATTAGCTAGTTCTTCCGATACTTTAACTCCACAAACTGCTAACGTTATTGTTGCAACTGAATTTGAAAGTAGTGCTAAAGCTGCACCTGTTGGTTCTGGTAGTTCTATTTATTATTTAACTGACAAAGGTGATTTTGCAGGTGTTAGAGAATATATTACACAGGGAGATGTACAAGTAAAAGATGCAGCTAATATAACTATTCACGTTCCTAGACTTATAGAAAAAAATATATTTAAATTTGCAGTATCAACTAATGAAGATGTCCTTATATTATTAGGAACTGATAAACCTAATACCTTATATGTGAATAGATGGTTAGAAGGTGAAAGAGGAAATAAAATATTAAATTCTTGGTCAACTTTTACTATCAACGAAGCAAGAAAAATTAAAAATATTGACTTTATTAATAATGATTTATACATGGTTATAGAACAAGATACAGGTACAACTTTAGAAAAAATGCCTTTTGCTGCTGATTACAAAGAACCATATTCAGAATTTGAATATCATTTAGATCATAAAGTTACAGAATCAAGTACAGGAGTTGCAGTAAGTTTTAACGCTGTAACTAATACATCTACTTTCAGTTTGCCATATCAACTTAGAGGAAAAATGGATATAGTCGGTAGATATTTATCATCATCAGAAACTAGTACATACATTGACCCGCAAGGTAATACGCAAACATTAAAAGCAGGGCAAGTTATACAATCTACTAATCTTACAAACGGTACAGTAAATACTATTGCTGTAAAAGGTGATTATAGAAACTCTAAATTTATTATTGGTGAACCATATGAAATGTTATATAGGTTTAGTCGACAAAGAATTTTACAAGCAGCAGGTGGTGATCAACAAGGAGAAGTAATTAGTGGTCGTTTACAAATACATCATTGGTATATTAAATATGAGGACACAGGTTTTTTTCAAGTAGAAGTCACACCAGAAAGTAGAGATACAAGTATTCATAAATTTACTGGCAGATTATTAGGTGCAGCTTCTACTTCTATTGGTCAAATAAATTTAGCAACTGGTACTTTTAGATTTCCAATAATGACAAGAGCCGATACTGTAGCAATTGATGTAAAAAATAATACGTTTTTACCAACGCAACTTTCAAGTGCAGAATTTGAAGGATTATTTTATATGAGAAGTAGGAGATTATAATGGGATATTTAAGAAAATCTAATAGCAAAGATCTACGTCATGTTATGAAGAATATGCGTACTATGGATAAAATAGAAGCATATTATCAATGTGGTTGTGAACCAGAAGATGCACTAGCACTTACATATGTAAATAGCCAAGTAACCATGACAGCAGCAGGTGATGAAGATCAACCTATGGGTTTATGCGGTGTTATGCCTAATGGGTGTATATGGTTTGTAGCAACTGATGAATTGTTTAATAATAAAAAATATAAAATACAACTTATAAGAAAAGGTAAGGAGTGGGTCACTACTCTTTTACAAAAGTATGATTACCTTTATAATTATGTATATGCTGAAAATGAAGTATCTATTAAATGGTTGCGTTCTATGGATTTTAGCTTTATAAATTTACATAAAGAATATGGTTTACATAAAAAACCATTTTATGAATTTATGAGGATAGTTTAATGTGTTTGGGTCTTGGTTTAGCTGCTCCCGCAGTAACAGGTGCAACAGCCACAGCAGCGACAGCAGGTACAGCAGCAGCCACCGCAGCAGCCACCGCAGCCACCGCAGCAACGACTTCGGCAGTTACCGCAAGTAGTTTTTTAGGTCTTGGTGCAGCAGCTAAACCATTTTTATTTTCCGCAGCTTTAAATTTAGGAACTAATTTATTTTCAACTTTGCAACAAAGAAAATTAATATTTGATCAAGCTAGAGGTGTTTATAGAAGTTCATTACAAATGATAGAAAATGCTGAAAAAGCAAAAGCTGATCAAGAAAGAGCAATATTAGCATTGCAAAAAGAAAAAGATGCAAGCAAGAAACAGAAAATTATGACAACAAAAATACAAGGTTTGCAGTTAGAAGGTGCTTTAAGAGCATCAGAAAGATCAGGTAATACTATTGCTTTATTGCTACAAGACATAGATAATCAAACTGCTAATCTAGTAGAAGGTATTGAACAAGAAAGGGACGGTTTAATAGCACAAACACAAAGAGATATAGATGGAGCTAGAGCAACAAGAGATAATAGGTATAATTTGGCTAAAGATCAAATTACTAGGGCTACAAACTCTGTAAATAATGCACCTTCATTGTTTGGGTCAATCTTAAAATCTGTAGGTCAAAGTGCAGGTACTTACACAACATTAGTGGCAGCTTAAAATGGTAACACCTTCTAATAACAGACTGTACAAAGGCAAAGAGTTTACTCCTCAAGGAAAGGGCTATAAAGAAACGTTTGTAAAACCAACAAGTGTAGTAGAGCAAAAAAGAGGTGCATTAGATGTAATGACAGAAGCATTAGTTGCAATAAACCCTGCTTTAAATGCTATCTTTAGTAATCAAATAAAAGATGCTGTAAAAGAAGAAAAGAAAAAAGGATTTGAATTAGCTGTAAGAGAAAATAGAAAAGAAGGTGGATTTAAAGGTGTTGTAGATGAATTAAGAAAAAATGAAGAAGATGGTGTTACTAACCGTTTTATTGGAGGTAGTATTTTTGCTGAAGATGCTTTTAATGAAGCAAGAGCAGGTTTGTTAAGTAATAGAATTGAAAGAGAAATACAAACTTTATATGCAACTTCAACAGGTAAAAAACAACTTTTTACAAAAGATGGTTTACCTATTTTAAATGAAAATCAAGAACCAGTATATGAAGATAGACCGTTATTTGAGTTTGATAAAAATTCAGAAGCATATAGAGAATTTACACAGAAAGTTAATGCTATAGGTGATTATGAAGTAGAAGGTTTAGACCCAAAAGATCATTTAAAATATTTGGAAGCAAAAGAAAAAGCATTTTTAAAAGTTGAAAATGATCATATAACAAAAAATAAAGACTTTAAATTTAATAATTTAACAAGTATGAATAATAGTTTTTTGTTGCAAAGTTTTGTTGCTTCAAAAGATAGTGATCTTTCTACGCCAAGATGGGACACATTCGGGTCAGATGAAGAAGCTCTTGCTGCAATAGAAAAAAGTTATAACTTAATTAATAGCAAAATTACTTTAGATTTTCAGATGGGTCTAACGTCTGATAAATCAAAGAAATATTATGAAAATTTACTTAATAATGTTGAAAGTGTAGCTCTACAAATAAACAGTCAATTTGGTAAAGAAGAAGCATTTGCTTTTTTAGATTGGGCTGAAAAAATAAAATATGGTAATGGAAATAATACTTTGTTGCAACATAAAGATTTTGCAATGAAAAAATTTAATTTAAAAGTAAAAATATCAAAAGAATATGATAGACAAAAAGAAGATGCAAGTAAGGACGCTGAAGATAAAGCAAGAAGAGAGGTTAATGCTGTAATAAACAAAGCATTAGAAGTTAGCCCAGACGGTAAAATTTATTTTATGACAGAGAAAGGTCAAGAAGTATTTGATGCTTTATATAAAATTTCACCTGAGTATAAAGATCTTATTGATGAGTATGTAGATTTATACAATGGCGATAGAAAACAAACATTATTAGAATTTCAATTATCTGTAAATCAAGGTGATTATGATGATGACCCAGAAAGAGCAGGTACAGATTTCTTAGCAATAGTAAGTAAATTAGGCGGTTATGGTAGGCTTACAAAATTAGAAAGACAACTTGTAACAAGCATTACAAAAGATGTAAGAGCTATTCCTGATAATCAACTTATTGGTGGATATAAATATTACAGCAATCAAATTAAGACTAAGATATTTAATATTTTAAAACTTACAGAGACAGATACAGGTGCAATTGTATCGTTAAATGATTACTATAATAATGATAGATCTACAAATCCATTTGAATTAGATGGAAAACAAGCAAATATTATTGGACAAAAAGTAATAAGAGAAGCGGGAAATAAACTTAATGAATGGAGAAGATCACTAGAGAAGCCACCAACTGAAGCTGAAATATCTGAATACTATGAAGATGTAATTGTACCATTTATAGACAAAGCACTTGTACAAGCTATTAACCCAGAAAATATAACCTTTGATTTATTTGCAAGAGATGGGTCAAGTTATACAGTTACTCTTAACAGATTTAAAAATGCAGACTTATATAATAAGTTCCAAAAAGGTGACTTTACACCAATTAATCCACCACCAGAATTATTTAAACAATTTAAAATTCCTGATAAATTCTATCAGCAATATTTTAATGATAGAGATCTTAACCAAAAGTCTGATAATATGTCTTCATTTAGAGAAGATAGTAATGAACAAAAACAGTTAAATAAAAAGCTTAATCAAAAAAATAATGACAACGATAATAATGGTGGTGTTATTAAAAATGACAGTAAACTAGATGAATTGATTAATGAAAAAGATAAAAAAACTAATGAAAATCTAGACAAGAAAACAAGTTTCTTATTTGAAAAACCAATACAAATTGCGTCTACTGAATTAAATGGTTTATTAAATGAAAATACATTTGATGTACAACCTATAGATTATAGAGTACAAGAAAATGATAATTTATCTGTTATAGCAGAAAGATATGACGTATCTGTAGAGGATATTTTAGAAATTAATCCTGATATAAAAGATGCAAAATTAATTTATAAAGATCAACTAATTAAAATACCAAAAAATTTAGTGCATCAAGTTATGGATTTCAAGTCACAAGAACTAACTAAATTCCCTGATTTTGGTAATTTGGCAAGAGTTATTAGAGATGGTGAGTCTAGCAATAATTATGAAGTAGTAAATCATGGCAACACAGGTAATTCTGAAACAATAGAAGGATTAACAACTGCAACACTCGGAGAAATATTAGAAGATTTAGAAAGTGGTAAATATTATGCAGTTGGTGCTTATCAATTTAAAGCTGCTACATTTAAAGAAACTATGAAAGCAGCAGGTTTGGGAACTAATACTAAATTCAGTATTGATGCACAAGATAGAATGTTCTGGGCGAGAATTATGAATAGTATTAGACCAAACGTAAAAAATTATATTTTAGGTAAATCAGATGACATAGATGCTGCATTAGAAGATATTGCAATGGAGTTTGCAGCAGCACCTATGGCAAACGGTAAAGGTTTTTATGATGATGATGGAAGAGGAAATAAAGCTAATATAGACTTAGACGTATTGAGAGATACACTTAAAATAGCTCGTAAATCTATCTCAGGTAAGTAATGGGTAAACCAACAGAAGAATTTGTAGATGATGGTATTAATAAGATACCTTTTAATACAGAGCATAATGATCTTATAAGTAATGACATAGAACCTAATATAGAAACTCTTGACTTGAGTAATATATATAATACTGATAAAAAAAATATTTCATCTATAAGTGAAGAATTAAATTTAGATTTTAATCCAAATGGATTATTTAGTTTTGAAAAAGGTAATGAAAGTATATTGAGTTTTGATAATACAGAGGACAACGATTTTTACGCAAAGAAAAAAAAAGATTATGCAGAAGGTTTTGATGACCAGTTTTTTAATAAACACGTTTATAACAAAATAGGAAATATTCTTCCAGAAAATTTAAAACCTAAATGGAATAAGCTGTTAGAAAATAGAAAGCAAAAAGCAATAAAATATTACAACCAATCTATAGACTTTAGTAGAAACAATGCAGACAATGCTGTAGGGCAAATTATAAGAGGATTTTTTGCTGCCTATCCAATGGCACTTAATGAATTTTCTGAAACTGGCGTTAATATATTTACGCAACTAGCAGGTAAACCTTATCAAGAATTTGAATTATTTGATATAGATGATATTACAAGAAAATTAACTAATATAGACCCCGAAGATGGTAATAAAAATATATTTAATACTACCAGTATTATAACTAGGTTTATAGTCGGTGGTAATGCTACAAGAGGAATTGGAAATAAGTTAACAGGTGGTGTTAATCCTGTAACTGGTTTAGGAAAATTTAGTTATAGACCTGTTAACTATTCTTTGACAAAAGGATTAAATGCTAAAAATGTACAAAACTTTTTCTTTAATAGAGCTTTAGGTGGTTTAGAAGATTTTACAGCAGGTTTTTTGTTTCTTGATGCTGAAACAGAAAATTTCTTTCATGCTTTTGACCCATTAGTAAAAGCAATACCAGAATTAGATACAGGTTTATACAGATGGTTAACTGCTACAAATCCCAAAGAAGAAGGGTTTATAGAAGCTAAATTAAAATTTGCTTTATCAGAAGCATTGCCTATACAGTTTGGTTACTCAGCAGTAAGAGGTTTAAACAGGTCAGGCAAAATTGGATTTAAATCAGCAGGTGGAGAAATTATTGATTTAGGTAGATTTTTAATAGATGGCGTACTGGATAAATTCAAAGCAATAAAACAAAATCCTGATCTTGTTACTGCGATAACAAATAAATTAGCAGAAACAAGAGGATTTACACCAAACATTGATTTTAATTATTTAGATGAAATTAAATGGAATGAATTAAGTCTAGATTCAAAATTAGATGAATTATTTAAAAGAAACGATATTATTATAGAAAGTCTATCTGATGATGATTTAGCTGATATAAGTTATATAAACAGAGCTATTGGTGAATTAAACGTAAACGGTAATTTAACTGAAGATAATTTAAATACTTTATTAAATATCAAAAACGTAGAAGAAAAATCAGTACCTTACCAAACAAAAGTGGAGTCAGGTCAAGGATTATATGGTAGTAGAGGTAAAGATTATTTAAAACAAAGGCTTAAGTTTTTAAATTTTAAAAATACATTTATGCCTGAGATGACAATTACAGGTAGAGAAGGTAATAAAGTTGTATTACCTGCAATTAAATTTCAACAGTTATCAGATGGTGATGCTGATCTTTTAAATCTGTTTATTGATAGCATAGGTGATGTAAGGCTTAGAGATGTTTCTTTTAGTATTAACAGTAAAATAGGAGCAGCAGGTAATTTTGATTTTAATAAAAAATTAATATCTATCAATGCAAAAACATTACGAGAAGGTGATTTTAGTAGAACATATATACATGAAATTTGGCATACATTATCTAGATATTTACCTACAGAAGATTTAAATAAACTAAGAACCGAATTTGCAAAAAAAAGAAAACAATATCTTATAGATTTTGATGCTAATAAAAAAGATTTTATAGAAAAAACAAAATGGGAAGATTTTAAACAATTAATAACTGTTGAGCAAATGGAAAGTTTCGGCAGAAGAATGGATAGAGAATATGACAGAGTAGGCAAAAGCATTGAATGGGACGATTTACCTTCATTTAAAAAAATAAAGGAAAGTTGGTTTGAAAATACAAAATTTACAGAAGAAACATATAGATACAAAAATATAGATGAATACTTTGCAGAAACTATGACTGATGAGTTTTTGCAGTTTGATGGAAGATTACCTAATGCTCCAATAGGTTCATGGAAAAGATTAGGTCAAGAAATGCAAGAATATTTCAGACGTATGTTGGCAAGTATAAAAGCTAAGTTTGGAGGAGATCAGGCAACTAAAATTTTTAATGATTTTAATAGCGGTAGATTTCAATTTAAGAAAAGTGAGATTCCTTTGGAATATAGACATACTACTGACATGAATAAGGTTGATTTTATTACAATGAAAAAAAATGGTAATAGACCAAATAGGAGTGGTATAGGAGCAAAGAGTGGAGATGGTCGAGGAGGAGATGGCGGTGGAGGTCAAACCAATAATCCTAACAGTATGTTTGATGATGAAGAAAATTTCTTTAACTTACCACATACAAGAAAACAATTTAATAAATATAGCTACATCATAAATAGAATAAAATCTCTAAAAAGAGATGGTACATTAGGCAAATCTAAATCTGTAAGATCTACTATTGAAAATGCAATTGCAATGTTAGCTGATACTGATGAATTAAAAGCTAGAGGACAAGCGTTAGCAGAAATATTAAACTTAGAACCTTTAGATGAAATGAATTATGCGTTAGCAGAACAAATCACTTTATTAGCTAACAAAAATACAGACTTATCTAAAAGATTAAAAATGGCAATAAGAAATGAAGATTATAGTTTTGTTGATGCAAATATAGGAAAAGTGCTGAATAACATGAAAGAAATAGATGAATGGATAGAACTCGCAGTACCTATTGGAAGTAAAACAGGTCAAGGTTTAAAAGCTATGCAAATACCTACTATGGGTATTAATCCAGAAGATTGGGCTAAATTACCAGAATCAGAAAAATTTAAATTTAGGGCAAAGTTAAAAGAAGAAGTTATTTATAACTCAAAAAATTACAGTAAAAGATTTAGTGATTTTCAAGAAAAAATATATGAAGCACACGCAGAAGCTATGAAAGATGGTGATTATACAAAGTTAGATAATTTATTTGGAGTCTTAAATAGAGCAAACGGTGACCCACAAAAGCTACAAAAGTTGTTTGAACAAAATTTATTAACTGCAATTTTAAACGATAAAATATTACACCCATTAACTGATTTAAGTATTAACTTATTATTGTTTCACCCAACAACATTAACAGTTAACTTTGTTTCTAATAGTCTTGAGTCACTATTTTTTGGTGTTGAAATGATGTTAGACCCTTATGCAATGCTTAAAGCATTTAAAGGCGATACAAGAATGTACCAAGAAAATTTAAAAGCATTTACTGGTATGTTTACTGACTTAGAATTTATAAATGAAGTTGCTAAAAAATCATGGTTGACTGATGTTAATATTATTAACCCAAGAAATACAAAATTAGAAAACGTAAGTGAAAGAGCTTTTTCTAGTCAATTGATTGAAGGTCAACTTCCGTTTACTGGACAAACATATAATCTTGGCGGTAAGAAAGTTTCTATCCCTGCTTTTGAATTTCGTAATACACCATTAGGAGAAGCAACAGCAGCATTTCTTGATGGTCAAATGAAAGTACCTTTTTCAGATAGGTTGCCATTGTTAGATGAAGGCTTTAATTTTCCAACTCAAGCATTTAGAGGTGGTAGTAAAGTTATGACTACTATGGACGCTTTGTTTCAAGCAGGTGCATTAAATGGGTCTATGACGTTTCATGGATTTAGATCTGGTATGAAATTAGGCAAAACAGGTCAAGAGTTAACTGATCATGTACAAGGTTATTTAAAAGCTATGCAAGAGTTGTTACTTAGTAAATCTAGAAAAGCATTAAAAAATGGAATTATAGATGATGATTTTGCAGAAGCATTGCAACAATCATTAGAGTTTGCAAAAAGACAAACGTTTACTGAGCCAATATTTAATAAAGGATTTATTTTTGGACAAGTTGCTGATGGTGCAAATCGTATAACGTCAACATCACCAATAGCAAAACGTTTTATGTTTTTCTTACGATCACCTGTTAATTTAATGAAACGTGGTTGGAGAAGAACACCTATAGTTAACTTTTTAATGCCAGAACTTTGGCAAGATCTAAAAAGTTTAGACCCTATGGTTGCAAGACAGGCTAGAGGTCAATTGATGTTAGGCAATATTATTTTGTTACCTGCATTTGCAACTGTACTAAATATGTACAAAAAAAATGACCCTGATAATCCACCAAAAGTAATTTTTCAAGGAACATCAGATAATTATTTTGGCGGTGATTGGGAAAAAACTAAAGTAAAATTACAAAAAATGAGTGGTGAATTACCAGAATCAATTGGTATTTTGCGTCAAAAAGATGGACAACCAGTAATAGGTGAAGATAACAAACCAGTATATGACTATTATTCGATACAAAAGTTAGACCCTATATCACAAGTATTAATAAATGCTATGAATTTATTTAAAGTAGCAGATCAATTACCAGAACAAACATTTGGTGAATTTGTTACTAGTTTGTCATATTACACCGTAAGATCAATTTTAAATAAAGGTAATATGTTTGGCATACAAGATTTCTTTAAATTTATTGAAGACCCCGCAAAAAATAAAACATGGTTGCAAAGAAATATTCTTACATCAATAGCACCAAGAATTTTAAAAGATTTAAAACATGATGTTGGTTTAGGTCTTAGAAACTCAGGAGTTATGACTGAGAGTGAATATCAAAATTTAAGAAACAAAAAAATGTTAAGTACTAGATTTGATAAATTAGGGTGGTTAAGAAACTTTAAAATATTATTAGATGAACATATATTTGGTGCAGGTGATGGAGTTAATGACGATAACGAAGCAAAATATCCATTTGAGTATGAATTTATTACTGATGAAAAAGTTAAAAAGTATAAACAAAGTGAGGGATTATGGTTATTAAATTGGGTCAATCAATCTACAAGTAGAAATAATCCATTAATTACTAATTTTAAAATTTTAAATTATTTACCCGAACCACCAAATCCAAACTTAAAACAAAATGTAGACTTATTAAATCCTGTTGATGGAATAGAAAGTGTTGATGTTGGTTTAACTAGTCCTAAATATAATAAATTAGTAAGATACATTAATAATTTTACGTTTCCAAAAGGTACAGAAGGCTATCAAAGGTTTGGAGATATGAATATAAGAGAAGCAATATCTGCATATTTTGATCAACCACATATTATTGCTCATATGGAAGAAATAGAAAAATATAGACGTAATAATAAGGTTATAAAAAATGAAGGAAAATTTGAAAAACTAAGAAATTTTGTAGTAGAAGGTGACCCAACAGTAGGGCATACTTTAGGTTTAGATGATATTATTAGATTTTATAAACGTGCAGGTAAAGAAAAATTCTTTATAGATCATCAAGATGAGCCATTTGTACAAAATGTAATTAAAGATAAAATGAAATTAGAGTTACAATATAGGGAAACTATTAAAGAAAATGAAACATTTAAAAACGTCTATGGTGGTAGATAAAAATGGCAACTAATAATACGCCCTCATTTGTAACACATCAAGGTAATGGTACATCAGATACTTTTGCAATATCATTTGCTTTTTTATCTGATGAAGAAGTTAATGTAACTGTAGATGGAGTTACTAAAACATTAGGGACACATTTTACTGTTTCTGGACAAACTATAGAATTTATTAGTTCTGAAATACCTGTTAATGGTGCTGCTATAAGATTACAAAGAAATACAGATATAAGTGCAAAAAAAGTTGATTTCCAAGACGGTAGTGTTTTAACAGAATCAGATCTTGATACTAATACAGAACAGATATTATTTGCTTTACAAGAAAACGCAGATGATACAGCGTCAGGAGTTGTCCCATTAGGTACAAATTTAAGTGCTAATAATAAAATTTTAAAAAATGTTGCAGACCCAGTTGATGCACAAGACGCAGTAACAAAGAATTTTATAGATACACAGGCATTTATAAAAGCTGATGGTTCTGTCAATATGGCAGGTACATTAAATGCAAATTCAAATAAAATTTCTAATCTTGGTGATGGTTCTGCTGCAACTGATGCTGTTAACAAAGGACAGTTAGATGCAGGTATAGCAAACGCAAATACAGCTATTGGACAAGCGAGTAGTAGTGCTGCTGCTGCTGCTTCATCAGCGACACAAGCTGCTGCGAGTGCAACACAAGCTGCTGCATCTGCTGTTACTGCAACTAATGCAGCGTCTACAGCACAGAACCTAACTAGAGCTACGGTATTTGTAGGATTTAAAAGATTAACTAGCGGTATGTTGCGAATGATATATAATTTAGCTAGTGACGCAAATTCAGTTGTCTACAAGACTTCTGATTTTGTTGCAAAAGGAGAGACTTTAGCCTATTTTTTAGGTGATGACATTCTTGACTCCAATGCTCCCAATGCTCCAAAGATTACATTGAACTCTAATGGACATCTAATTATTGATCTTTAATTATGGCACAAATTGATTTAGGTAAACTAAAGTTTCAATGGAAAGGAACTTGGGCTGCTAACACAGCATATGAAGTAGATGACATTGTTTATTTTGAAGGCACAAGTTATGTAGTATTAACGGATTTGTCAACTTCTCAAAACATAGCACCATCACAAGATGGCACTAACTATAGCCAAATGGCTAGTGGTCTTAATTACAGAGGTAATTATTCGCAAGGTCAAGGGTTTAAAAAAGGAGATTTAGTTACATACAACAACGCAACTTATATTTATAAAGGCACAGTTTTAAACTATATTATTAGTTCTAGTTCTAGTAACCCTAGTACTGATTCTAATTTTGCTACCTTAGTTAATGCTCCTAGTGCATCTGTATTAACAGCGTCAGGAGGAATGATATTTAGAGATAATGATGACGTATCAAATGTACAGTTGCCTATTGGCGAAGTAGGTTCTCAGCTAAGTGTTATAGAAAAACCTTTAGAAGATATACCAAATGAAGGTAACTATGAATATAATCCGATACTTGTTGGAGGAACTAGACACGCATGGTTAACAGGTGATGCAAGAGAAACTTATGAATCTGTTAATTATACAGTTACAGTAGCAGCAGTAAGCGGTCAAAATCAATTTCATCTTAGTGGTGGTAGTCTTTCTGGAACTGTTGAAAGACCTACAATAACTATTAAAGTTGGCTCACAATATGTTTTTGATGTTAGTGATGCTAGTAATACAGGTCACGTTTTTGCTTTTAAATATTGGACAAGTTCAGCGTATGCTTTTGTTAATGGTACTGGATATAGTGAATCTGATTTTGGAATTGTAAGAAGCGGTACAGCAGGTCAAGCGGGAGCAACAATTACATTTACTCCAAAAGCACCTGCTTTATATATTTTGAGATATGGTTGCTCTGTTCATTCTGGTATGTCAGATGGTGTGATAAACACTTCATACACTACTGCTGCTGCAGGTTCAGAAATACCAAGAATATATAGAAACAATAATTTAACATCAAACATCAATATTACAAAAGGAAAATCATATTCATTTACTTTCCCTGCTAACGGTTTAACTTATTCAGTTAAAGACCCTGCTGCTAGTGGATATAGTGGAGCAGGTAACGGTGGAAGAATAACAGACGGTAGTGCTGCACCTCAATTTGTGACTAACGGAGGAACGATAACTTATACACCCGCTTCGGGAAGTACATTAACTAGCGTTGTTATTCGTGATGAAGCAAACCAAGCAGATAGTATATCTTTAACGTTAAAAAATTTAAAAACTGTTCCTTCTTGGTCTGGTACTACTGTTTATAAAAAAGATCTTGTTCAACAACCTTATGATGTACCAAAAGATTTAGTAAAAGGATTTTGTCATTTCCCCAACGCAACAATAAATAACTATACAGAAAGTTTATGGGCTTTACCTGCATATCTTAAAAAAAGTGGTAGAGGATTTTTATATGGTTGTTGCACAGCAGGTTATAGAAGAGGAGGTGCTTTAGGTTTAAGAAAGTATGTTGAATTTGGTAATCACTATCATACAAGTAGTTATGACTACACTTATGGTAGTGGCTATGGAGTTTATGGTGTAAGTGCTTATAACGGAACTCATAGTTACCCTGCTGAAGGGGTCAATAGAACACCTAAATTCTGGGAAGAAGCACTTGCGGGACACTCTGACTATGCACATTTGTTAACCGATCTAAATGGTAATGCTCTTGATTTGTATGACCAAAATGGAAAATTAAAATACTTATGGCCTAAGTTAATGCAAATGCACAAATCAGGTAAGCATGGTTACCAGTTATTTGAAAATGGCATGGTTATGGCAGCAGGTTATGGAGGTTATGGAATATGGGGTAACGGTAGTACATGGGATTTAAACGCAGCAGGTATGGGTGTCGTATTTTTTGATGACTCAGGAGCAAGATTAACAGGAGCAAACCACCCTAAAATCAAATTTATAGAATTTTCTAATGCTCAAAACTTTACTGGCGATAACGTCAGTTATTACTCTACTAGAATGTTAGATACAAACGGAAAGCTATATACATGGGGTTATAACGGATATGGACAGCTAGGAGATAACACTACTAGCAATAACTATTACGCAAAACAAATGCCTATGAGTAGAGTAGGTAATGAAAAAATTATATACATAGCTTCAAGTGGTTATTATTATACTTCTGTTTATGCAATAACAGAGTCAGGTAAGTTATGGTGTTGGGGTAGAAATGGCAATGGACAGCTTGGGTTAGGTAATACAACACAACAAAATACACCTGTAGAAATGACAGGGGTAACAGGTTCGCCTATTAATGGTAAAACAGTAGTTCATGTTATTGCTAACCAAGATGGAGATGACGAAAATAAAGTTTGGATATTAACTGATGAAGGTAAAGTTTATTTTGCAGGTTATAAAGGTCACGCACATGGAGCAAGTGGTGGAGTTTATCAAAGTAGTCCAACTAATAGTACACTTCCAGAACTACTTACTAACTCAAGTACTATGTGGAATAGTAATAATCAAAAAGTAATATATATGGCTTGTAATAATTGTAGATATTCAACTTTATACTTTATTACTGACGGAGGAAGTACTGGCTATAACCAGAAAATATATGCTACTGGTTACAACGATTATGGACAACAGGGAACTGGTAGAACTACAAGTGCTAACAACAACAGTACAGATTGGTTTGGTGCAGAGATACAGTTTAGAGATTTTGGTGACCCAAGTTTAAATACAGGTGGTTCTAATGATTCCAGACCAAATGAAGTAATTGGAACTATACATTCATTTAGAGATGATTCATCACACGCAAACTATAAAAAGTTAGCAATAGGAACTATTGTAAAAATTCACCCCAGAGGTGGAGATGGAGATAATGCAAACAGAGTTGTATTAGAAGATGATGAAGGAAGGCTATTTGTTGCAGGTTATTGGAACTATGTGACTACTCCATATCTTGAAGCTGACGGTAACAACGCTTATTATGCACAAAACAACTCATGGACAAATTACTTTGTGCCTTGGTGGGGTACACCCGAAATGATTGCTGAAGGTGGATTTACACATCATCACTCAGGTAATAGTGAAACTGCTAGTTCTATTATTACTAAATCAGGAGAGTGGTTTAGACAAGGAGATAACTCTTGGTATATGATCGGAGATTACCATAGCTCAAGCTACGGTTGTTGGATAAGATCAAATTGGAATCAATACACAGGAGATTAAACTAATGGCAGAATTTAAAGCAACTGATTATTCAGAATTTTACCGTTTAGCTTATACAGGCAAAGAGGAATCATGGGGTTCTGGTATGAGTGAAACCACAAATGATTCTAGTAAATTAAAAAAATGGTTAAAGATAGGTACTGTTGTTGTAGCAGAAACAGGTTTTGACCCAACACTATTAGTTAACAGTACTGTTACTTTAACTAAGATTACTGATACTGATAAATTAACAGCAGCAAAAAAAGAAATTAATTGGACTTAATTACACTTCCATTTTTTAAGAGCTAAACCTTTTCTAGTCAATTTACCACCTTTACTTGTAGCACCTTTAACACCTTTCATTCTGGCACAAAAAGATTTGCGTCTTTTAGCTGCTTTACTGCCACGTTTTACTTTGCCTGTAACTGGTGCTTTTAATTTACTACCTGTTTCTCTATTAACTTTTTCACGCCCTTTTTTTGTAAGACCACCTGTTTTGCTTTTATGCTCTTTTCTTAAAGAAACAGATTTTTTTTTAGGCATTATTCCTTTATGCCAAAAACATCACTTTCATTTAATCTTCTTTGTACTTCATGTTGATAAGCTATATCTTTCTTATATCTAGGGTCACGCATTGCAGCAACTACTTCTGCATTTGACCTAAAGGTTTTTATTGAAGGTGTATTTGATGCTTTACCTGACATAAGTTGTGGTTCAATACCCATAGCTTGTTTGTATTGATTAAACATATTTTGTACTGTAACAGCTATTTTTGGGACGTTAGGAGTTTTTGCATCAACAATAGTATTAAAAGCATCTATTTGATCTGAGGGCAATGTACCAACATATTCAAGCATTTCTCTATATTGTGCTTCACCACCTGCAATAGCAACAATATCATTATATGGGTCTACTTGCTGTGTATAGCCTTGTTCATCTGCTCTACCATTTAGATATGTATCAATTACTGCTTTTGTTAATCCTGTACTCATTAACTCGTCATACATTTCATTAGTAATAGTTCCGTTGTTTTCATGGAAATGCTTACTAATTTTAAAAGGGTCAACATTATTTTCTTCAAATAATTCTCCTAATTTTTCACCGTATGCTTCTTTTGTTTTACCATAATCAACAGTACCGTCTTCTAAATAAAACTGATCCCAATCACCCGCCAGATCAATAGTGCTTTCTGCTTCTTCTTCCTCTTTTGTTAATGGCTCTTGATTTTTTTCAGTATTTAGTTTTTCTAGCTCTTTATAGCTTTTTATTAACTCTTCTTGGCTATTAAATTTTCCAAGAATTTTACCATTTTCATCAACATTTTCTGATGATAGTTTTGCTACATCTTCCTGTGAAAGAGGTGTAGTTTCTTGAACGTTTAATTCAGCTTTCATAATTTTTAGCTTTTTGTAATAGTATTACCGTTAAATGTTTTTTTGACAACTGGTTCAGTTGGTTCGGGTGTGTCATTGACACCTAACTGACTAACGACTGCTACCTCGTCTTTTGTGTAGCGACCATTAGCGTCACGTTCCCTTTTAGATTTCTTCTGTTGTGGCATTTCGAGTTTCCTCCGCAATTTTTTGAGCTTCGGCAACGTTCTTAGAATCAACCAATTTTGAACCTAAAGCTGCACTACCAAGAGATTGAACAAGTTGTTGCTGCTGCATAGCTTGCATTTCTTGTTGTATCTCTTGTTTTGATTTTACTAAATTAATGGTATCTATGCCAACACTCGTTGCAAAGCGTCTAATAGCTTCATCTAGATTGATGTATTGACGCATAACATCAGCACCTAGAGCCTGTGCAATTGTTTGTATAAATTCAATTTGTTTAGCCTTATCCGAGTTTCTACCAAGACCATTAACTCCTGTTACTATTTTTGGTTTTACTAATTCATCAGGTAGTTTCTTTAGCTTTTTACTTCTAACAAGCATATGTATTCTACGTTTGATATATGGTAGTTGGAACTCATTACTTAAAATACTGTATATGCCACCCAACGCTTGTTCTAACTCACCCGCCATAATTTGTATTTCTGTACTGGTTACTCTTTCTGCTTGTCTTTGTACGCTTTTAGCCATTAAAAAAGCATCATTCAATCTTCTTTCTATTCTTTCCATAGCTTGATATGCAACAGTAAAGTCATTACCTTTATTGACTTGTAATGTACTAACATCACTAGCAAGACCTTCTCTTACTGCACCATTAGGTGCTGATGATAATGTTTGACTTCTGGTAACACCATTAGGATTTACCAGAAATAATACTTTTGCACTAGCTGCTGCACCTTCTATTATTGCTTGCATTAATGACTCAAGACTAACTAGATCACCTCTGTATTCATGTACATATGATTCACCGTAATCCATACCATCTCTTCTTGTCCAACGTAAAACTATAAAAGGTGATACATCTACTTTTGATACGCCTTCTGTATCAGGTATTCTTTCACCTTTACATTCTTGATACCAGTTATGTGTATCGCCATTTCTAGTAACTCTTGTATATACATCTATCTCTTCATCTATCATTTGTTCTTCATCATATGTAGCTTTTTCTTTTAAATTAGCTATAAACTCTTTATCAAAAGCATTTATATGTACAGTTTCTTTTGTAATAATTTCAATAATATTACCAACATCATCTCTTTGACATACATATCTATCTAAGTGATAAACTTTAATACCATTTTCACCAACATATAAAAGAACATTACCAACAACTATAAGATGTTTTAATGCTTCAAATAACGCAACTCTATCATTACTGATGTCTATCTCATTGTTTACTGCTGACTCATACATACGCAAAGATTTGTCTATCTCTGACATGAACTCAGGTTGTCCAGTTTCCGCTAGTTTCAAAGTATCAATCGTAAGTTGAAACATACTAGATTCTGGTGGAAGCAAAACACTTAATAACTTTGCAGCCAATGTATTAACAGCTTTTGCACCTACGCTTTGGAAGGGTTGCCTGATTTTTTGGCTCTTAGATTTAGTCCTTCTATAAAGAGAAGGTATCGTAAGATCAGCAGCTTTCTCACCGTCACGTTCATAAGCTGAACGATCAGTTGCCATACGGTTGTATCTAGCTTCTGCTGTATCAGCTTGCATTTTTCTTAAGGATTATATTTTAGATTACCGCCACTAGTAGTACCACTAAGTAGAGGTATTCTAAGAAGTTTAGTACCTAGTGTTTTTCTTGCTTGATTAACACCACCTGATACTTTTTTCTTTAGTTTTACAGCTTGCCTTTTACTACCAGTTACAGGTGCATTTGCAGTTTCTTCTGGCAATGGTGCTGACGGTCTAGCTTCTGGTATTTCTGGGGGTTCGGGTGGTTTTGGAGCAGCAAAGAAACACATAGGTTAAACTCCTTGTGAGATTACAGAATTTGTTAGTAGATTTTCTTTTTGTCTTTTTTGTTGTTCGATTAAAAAATCTACAACTGATCTTTGTCCTGATTTGTACCAAACTTCTCTATCTGTATCAGATAAATCAGGGCAACGATTAGGAAAAGCAACAGATAAAGCGTCTATCATCTCATCAGAAATAATAGGTAACACTTCTACTGGCATAAAATAACAAAAGACTTAATTATAATATAACGTGCAACTGCGAAATATCACACCTTTGGTTCTTAAAACTTAGGATTCCAAAGTTTAACTTCACCTGTTAAACCGTCATACTCATCTTCATGTCGTAATATTCTTGCAAGTCTTGCTGTAAGAATAGCATCTTTAATAGTATGACCTTTCTTTTTATATGCTTCTGTCACTTTCAACCACATATCCTCTAGCTCTATTGCATCTCCCAATATCTTATCTGCTGTTACAGACCCAACTTTCTCTAAACCTTTGTAATTGTCAGCAGGGTCACCACTTAAAACCTGACACATAAATGATCTATTAGCTTTTCTTTTTGTAATTAATTCAATATCATCTTTAGCAATTAGCTTACATGGTACTGTTCTCATATCTTTATCAGGTGAGACTACTATTGGGTCATCATACTTTTTACTATTACTCAAGATACCTAGCACATCATCACCTTCAAGATTAGTAAAACATTCATGTGTATATTTTTCTTTTACTAAAGCTATTGTATTTTTAAGAGCCATAGGTGGTCTTTTACCTATTCTGTTAATTTTATAGTCAGGATATATTTCATGTCTAAAATTGGGATATGAACTAAAACACATGACAACACCATGATCATCTTCTGCAACTTTCTTATAGTATGCAAGTTTGTTTTCAATAGCTACCATAACGTCATCTTCATGGCTATCTAAAGTATGGTTGCCACAAGTCCATCTTCTGTCATACTCACAAGCAGCACAAGATGAATAAATTAAATAATCTGCGTCAATTAATAAGGTCATAAAAAGTCATCTGAATAAACTAATAGCCGACCAGTTTTCTGGTCATATAATAATTTATCCACTTCGCCTGTCATACCAGTATGTCTAGATTTCAATATTTTTAACTGCAACCTTGATCTTTCAGCAGCATCACCTACCTGATTTCTAGTAAGAGATAAGCAGACATCAGAGGTCTGGACTAGCCCATGTGACCCTCGAATATCCCTTAAAGAAACGTCAGCACCCTCTTCATGTCCTTTGCCTTGCGGTCTAGATAAATGAGTTACTACGACTAATGCTATGTTTGTTTCTTCTGCAAGACTTCTCAGCTTTGTTGTAATAAGATCTAATGCTTTTCTTTCATCACCTATCTTATCTAATACACCACTAACAACTATTGTTAAATGATCAAGTATAACTACATCTACCTTATCAACAGTAGCTAGTTCTCTAATTTGATTAATTAATATATCTGGTTCTATACTTCCGAAATGATTATATAAAAATAAATTTCTGCTACTAGTAATCTTATCAAAAGATGATTTTAATTCTTCTTTATTTAATGATTCTTGTGCAGCTAAATGTAAAGGTATATTCATATCTATACCGACTAGTCCCATAAGTGTTCTTTGTACACTTTCTTCTAAAGCTAAGTAACCAACTTTTAATCCGTTGCGTAAAAAATGATATGAAAATTCTCTACATAAAGTAGACTTACCTGTACCACTACCTGCTGCAAGAGTAATCATTTGTTTTGGATATATACCTTGTAAATGATTTTGTAATGTTGGATAAGGATAATCACAAATAGGTTCGCTAGTTTTTTTAGTAAATATATCCCACGCATCAGCACCATTAATAATGTGATCAGACCTACAGCTTTGTGCCTTCCATAATATGTCTCTTAGTTCACCACTTCTTTTAGCTAATAATAAATCATTAACATCATTTATCCCTTCTGGTAATCGTGCAATAGCAGCTTTTCCTTTAGGTAATGCAGCCATAGCTTTTTCTGCACCTAGCTCACCTGCTTTATCATTATCAAAACAAATAACCACCCTATAATATTTATCTAAAAAAGGGTAATTTAAAGAAATAAATTTAGCTGCTGACTGTACGCCTGATGGGATAGAGACACAGGGGAACTTGTGATCAAAAATCTGACTAGCTGCCATGCAGTCAGTTTCGCCTTCAAAAACAGATAAGAATATACCGCCTGTACCCTGTTGCCTACATAGATGTTGTCCCCATAATTGCACCTTAGACATATCACCAATCCATCTAAATTTTTTTCCCCTAAATTTTAAATGTTGGGCTACATCTTTTCCGTATTGATCTTTGTATGTTGCTACCTGACAATCCTGACCATTAAACACACCTACCCCATAACCATATAGTTCACAAGTTTCTTTAGTGATTCCACGTTTAGGTAAATCTTGATATGTTACTTTTAATAATTTCACTTGTTCTGTTTTAAATGGTGTTTCTGGCATTAGTTTTAATGGTGTAGATTTTTCTTTTTCTGGATAAAATTTATAGTCACAATCAACTGAAAAACAATAAGCGTGACCATCATCAAACCACGCAAGATTATCTTTACTCCCGCATTGTGGACACGCAGTTTTTTTAATGTATTTACTTTGCGTCACCATGTATCACAACCAAAATATTCTTTCTTGGTAATTTCAATCCACTCTTCACCGTTGTATATTACCCAACAGTTTTTTTCTTCATCAAAACAAACGTCACCCTGTTCTGGGTCATCTGTTTTTTGTGGAAAAAATCTAGTCATACCAATCATTAGGAATAGTTTTATCGCAGTAAAGAAAGCCATGCCTATCGCACCATTGACCATAGGTCAGGCTTTTCTTTGCTTTGCTTAATCGGGTCTTACTATTTTGGAAACAAAATCTAATCCTTAATTCGGGTCTTGTCTCCTTAATAATAATGTGTTTGCGTCTATCTTCTTTTGAGAAATAGCCCTTCGTTTCCACAATAAAATCGTTGAGGATAAAGTCAGGCTTATAGGTGCAAGGAATTTGATAGTCAATGCTGATGCTTTCATAGGTAAATTTAATTTTTTTCTTGTGTAAAGATTCAGCAAATGCAGCTTCAAATTTACTTTTATACTTAGAAGTCTCCTCCTGTTGCTGAACCAATTTTTGTTTCTTGCGGTTCTTCCCAACTGCTTGGGGTTGCTGCTTCTTTTTCTGGTTCAAAACCAAACTCCTCTGCTGTTTGCATACCTCCGACAAAAGGTACAAAATGTCTTACACATATTGCACTCGGCTCTAGTTTGAAACCTATGTAATCATAGTCATATCCAACAATACGCATATTAATTTCACCTATACTTTCTGGTGAGATCTTGTCATACTTTTGTTTTTCTTCATCAGTACATAGAACCATTAAACCTTCTTCTTGTTTAAAAAATTTAGGTGGTGTTGATGTAAATTTCTCTCCATCTTTTTTTCTTACACCACTAGCAACTTTTTTAAATCTGATGCTTAAACTACCATCTTCTTCTATACGCCAATACTCAACTGGCTTACCAGTTTTAACGCTTGGTTGCCATTTGAATTGACCTTTTCTTTGTGGGTACGCTTCAAGCAATGCGTTTTGAAATTCTTGTTTTATGTTCATCAAGATTTCACACATATACTCAACTGAGTTAACTTTAGTACCACTTGCAACACCTTTTTCTCTGCACTCTTTTTCAGATAAGGTATGCTCCATGTCAGGTTTGACAACTAATGTTGCTTGATAATTGTTGTACTTAGTATCAGGTTTTACTAGCCAACAGTATGTTAAATAACCTCTGCAAGTAGTTAGATTTTTTTCAAATTTAAAATCAGCCATTTGGTTTAGTCCTATTAAATAGATTTTTTATTACCCCATATAGAGGTTTATTAATAATACATAATTTCTAAAATCTGTCCAACCTAGCTAAAGATATATATCGCTTTCAAAACTTCCTTGACATCAAAATTACCTGTTGGTGGTAGGTTCTTATATAGTGGACAATCGTTATTAATATATAACTCTACAAAGGCTTCTTTAACTACTTCAATAAACTCTTCTATCTGTCCACAAGTCGTAGCATAACTATCATGTACAGTAATAAACTGTTTTATTTTTTTATCTAACGCCTTTGATATTGCAAGATGTACATTTGCTGCATCATAGCTTTGTACAAAATTTGCACAAATAGAATTATTAGATTTTTTTATATCAGGTTTATCTGTATATTCACATACTGACAATCTAATACTACTGTTGCCTAATTTAGTTTTTACTTGTTTACTTTTATTTTTTAAATATTTTTGTTGCACATAAAAACCACTTGGCGTTGTCCAACCATCAGTAAGACCTAGACCTAATGCTGCTTTCAAATATGTAATTACATGATCAATACTTGGTGCAACCTGTAATAGCGATATGCGTATGTATTTGCATAAAATTTGACAATGCTCTTGTGTCTTTGGTTCTTTCCACTTGTAATTTTCTATGTATTTAATAATCCCAAAATCAGAACCACCGTAGGGAATCATTAATACAGGTTTCTTTATAAATTTTCTGTCAATTTTTTCATTCAGCCAATCAGTTATTAATTCATTTTTAGATAAAAAATAACAAGTTAAATTATTCATTAGTTTATCTAATACTTTTGTATATAAATCTTCTGGTCTTAAAGTTTGTGGTGCTAGATTTACAGCCTTTGCTAATTTATGATCTTTGCAAAGACACGCTATATGTTGATAAGCATTATTAGTACCATCTAAATAAATTGGTAAATGTGATTTATATTTAGGTTCACCAAATTTTATTATGTGTCTTTGATAAGCTGCACGTTCAAAACAATAAGCTAAAAATTGAAATGGTTTAGGTTCATTAGCCCATAAATCTAAATGTTCTAATGGGTCTTTATCTACCAAATCAAAAAGATTTTTACCTTGTATCTCAGGCGTTACTGTATATCTAAGTTCGCCATCAAATAACATTTCATAAGTTGTTTTTTTATTAGCTTTAAAATAAGTATCAGCAAGATTTATACGATCATAAAATGAACCAGTTATACCTTGTAAATTTGCACCATGTAGTTTTAAATATTCTAGTTCTTTATATGATGCTATCTTGCTAGGCTTCTCAAACAAATGTAAGGCTCTAGCTAAATCATTACCTTGCGGATTAAAGTGTGCTGTTACTGAATAAATCCTACCTCTAAAATCTGCTTGCATTACATGATAAAAAACATTGTCTTTAAATTTTTCTGCTGTATTTAAAATCAATAATGTTTGCAGTCTTTTAGACAAAGTATGTTGATTATATTCATGTACATCTTTTGTTTCTTTTCTCCATTTTTTTCTAGATATTTCATTTGTATTAATATCAAATGGTTTAGGCGGTAATGGTCTTTGCTCTACACTTGCCATACAACCTACCTCAACATTCATTTCAAATAGTTTTAAGGCAACCTTTAATACTTTTTTATTAACAATAAATCCTGTTTCTTGTAGTCCATTAATAGCTTTATAAAAATGCGTTGGATTTTCTTCTTTTAATCTTAAAAGTTGGTAATCATTTTCTGTTTTAAGTATCTTTAAATTTTTAAAATTATAATGAAAACCACCGTCATATGGATTAGTCCACCGCTTTGGTTTTACTACGCAAGGTAAGTATGTAGGTAGAGCTACAAATTTATTATATTTCTGCCTATCTATCCACTCAATCATCTTGTCAGTTAACTGTAAATATTTACTTCCTCTACCCTTAGATATTTTTGTAAGACCAATTTCCATAGTCATAATATCAATCATTTTAAAACCTAACCTAAGACGTTCTTCCTTAGTCAAACCTAAATATCTGTAGCCTTTTTTATTAAAAGAATAAACTAATAAAGATCTACGGTATTTACTATGTTGCGTGTCATTCATATGTTTAATCATATTTTGAAAGTATTTTTTATCTTCTTGCTCGTAATATATATATCTCAACTCATCATCTAATCTTTGACCAATAGCCATAGCAACAGAGGTGACTGTACTAATATGACTAGCTCGATCTAATATTACTTTAAAAACAATAAAGCTAACTAGATCTAAATCATCAAACAAATTTAAAACTTTAGAACTAGTTGCCTTAACACCTGCTTGTCCTTTTACACATTGATCACAAAACTTTTTTAATGACTCAGTAAAATATTTAATACTAGTAACCATAATGGCTCTTGCATAATCATTTTCTGATTCATTTTTATTTTGAATATTCTTGTTATTTTTATTAATTCTTGATGTAATTGCTGCTTGTTTTACATCATTTTCTAGTTGCTTTTGTAGGTCATTTAGGTTCATTTGTTTTCCTTTTTTTTGTGGTTTGTTTGTTGTATTGTTCAGCGTGTTTTACTTGAACATCATGTAATTTTTTTAATATCTTTGTTACTTCAGTTTCATAAGTAGGATTAAACCTATGTGTTTTGTAATCATATTCAAGACTTCTCAAGGCTGATCTTATGATCATTAATTCTTTGTAAGTACATTTAATTATGTACTCGTCATATTTAACTTTCATTTGTTTAATAGCTCCTTATATTGGTTCATTATTGACGGTACAAAGTGTGCATATCTCATAGTAACTGCTATGCTTTTATGACCTAACCAATTAGACACTACTGGTAGTGGTACGCCTTTCTGCAACATTCGAGTACACGCTGTATGTCTTGTGATATGTGGTACATACCAATTTGTTTTTTCGTAACCTAGATCACGTCTAGCAATATTCCACCCTCCATATTTCCATTTACTATCAAAAGGAAAAACCCTATCATTATCATCACAAAAACCTAGATGATCGTATATTAATTTTGCTGCTTTTTCTGTTAAAGGTATTGTTAATTGTGTAAAATTTTTTCTTGATTCAATAGTCATTTGACCATAATTTAAATCTATATTTCTTTTTCTAACCTCGAACATTTCCCCCCATCTTAGACCAGTTTCTAAACCTATTAATGAAATTTCTTTGTGTAATAAAAAATCTAATTCTTTAAATTTATATATTAATTTATCTTCCATATCATCATTTAATATATGTATATCTTTATCACCTTCTCTTAAATTTTTTGTAGCTACTAATGGTTCAATGTAACCCGCTTGCACCATCTCTCTAAGAGTAGTTTCTAATCTACCTTTATAAGAGTTTATAGTGCTGTTCTTTTTCTTGTTTTGTACTAAGTAATCTATCAGCTTATTAACGTCAGAAACGCCAATTTTATTAACTGGTTTATCACCTAATATTTTTATAATTATCCGCATAGTTTTTAGATAATTATCGGCACTAGTTAGACCGTTGAGCCTTCGCTTGTAATAGGTATGAGTAGCTTGGGAAAGAGTAGGCACTTTCATACCTTTAGATTTGTGACTGAGCATAGTAATAAAAAATTAAAGTTTTTCTAATAAATTTAAATATTTTTCTTTTGTCCACTCCTGTTCTGTTTTTTCATGTGTGGTAAATTTTTCACCACAATTAGAACATTTACGCCTACGCCAAACGTAATTAACTTGGCGTTGTTTACCGTTGATATTGGCTCTATTAATAGTACTAACACAAATGTTATTAGTACTATCACAATAAGGACATTTAAGCATTACTCCTCGTCCTCCTCTTCTTCATCTTCATCTTCACTTGCCATAGCAAAGAACTCTCTAATAGTCATGTCAGGATATACAAGTTGATACTCAACTAACGCTGACATTCTCCTGTGGCTACTCTCTTGTGTTATGAGTTGTTCCATAACAGCATCAGCATCAAACCTTAATGATGTTGCTTTTTGTTCTTCTGTTAATTCCACAAATTAGTCCTCCATTTGTATTAAGTGAATGTGTCTTAATTCTGTATTGTCCAATTGCTTCTGCATATGCTCAAAACAAAATAAAGTTTTTTGTATCTTTATTAGTTCTTGATGTTGCTCCATGTCGAGGTCATCAAAGCAAGACCAATCACAAACAAAATCGCCTGTAGTCTCTGCTATAGGCATATAAACATCAGTAAATAGTTTTTGTTCTATAAATGGGTGCGACCTAAGATCGAACCCATCAGTCAACCAGAACCACCTACCATGTAAATCTGATTTGTATGCAAAGATTTTTTTATTCATCTTCTGCACTCCAATCTCTTTTATTAATAGGTACACGCATCTTTATTGAAGCAATGAAGTATGAGTGACCGTCAGATGGGTCTTTTCTAATTACACTTTGACATGAGAGTGACCGATCAAAAGGACACTCCCATTGGTATTTAGTAATCTTTTTGAAATACTCATCTTTGGGTATTGGAATAAATTTTCTATTATCTTTTTTCATAGTTCCACCTCAGTCATCTCTAAAGCTAATCTCCAACCCAAAGTATTTTCTTCTGGAAAATCTAATAGTTCAAGATTAAATTTAAATCTTTCTTCAAATAAAAGTTGTTTGTATCTATCTTTTTTCATTGCTAACCCTCCTATAATCTAGGTGAGTAGCAATAGCCATACCCACTAAATAAAGTGAGTATGCACCGCCAACAATTAAAAATAATTCAATCATTTTGCACCCCCTTGTCAACTACAAAGCTAACCTCCAACCTATCGCTTAGAGTATCTGGTGGTGTTGTGTGTGATACTTCTATAGCTTCTTCTCTTGTTTCAGCTTCAATTAATTTTTCTGTAGTAACGTGATTTACAACTAAAAATTTTTTCATTGGTTTACCCCCTTTAATACTTTTTTTAGTTCTTTTAATTCAACAATAGTTTTTTCTATTTGTTCTATTGCTTTTGTATGTTCTTCTAGTAGTTGCTTTTGACCTATCAAACGTTGATCGGTTTGCCACTCTAGGTTCTTTTTAAAGTTTTTTGTTTCCATTACTAATTACCCTCCTGACACTTTGGACACATAGGTAAAAAAGGATTTTTAGTAAGAATTGCTGCAAGAAAAACTGCTGCTAATTTTGATGGTGACTGTTCATTGTTAAAATAAATAACTTGGTCACTAATAGGAAACTCTACTCTATCCTCAAAAACCATTGTGCAGGTTTCTGGGTTTTCCTTGTCTTGTAAGAACAGCCAACCTATATGTTTACCTGTTCTCTTATCTTGTATAAAATTTGGGTGAAAATCTAATATATTTACATTAGTAAATTGCAACCCATAAGTTAAATGACGTTCAAAAGAATGTACATTAACTCCAATATGTTCGCAAGTTTTTTCATTCTTGCGTGTCTTTTTTAATGCCATAGTTAGATAAAATAAACTGAGCAAACCTAGTTTAACCGTATGTATATAATATTGCAAGTATATTTATAAATTTACCAATAAAAAAACCACCCTTGCGAGTGGTTTAATTACTGTTGCTCTTGTTTAACTATACATTAATGGCGAGCAAACATATCTGAAATGTTGACAATGTGACTATCTAGTTGTGGGTCTTTCCAAGTAGTCCAAACATTATCTTCACCGCAAATTTTATCTTCTAACAAGTGCAAAATAGCGTATTGTATTTGCTCTTTCATTTGATAAACTGCATCATTTCGCCACGTTGGGTCTTCGCAACTTTGATACTCCCACCCTTTGAGCATACCGTAGACTTGTAGTAAACCCTTTGCGTCTTTTTCTGCTACCCATTTAGCAACCGTAGATGACTTTTTGAATTGGTATTTATTAAACCAAATTCTATCTTCTGGTTTTAGCTCCTCGTCTTTTGGATAACGATATTTAAGACTGTTAACATTAGCTTCTAACAAGTGATCAAACACTACTTTATGTGGTGCTAATCCCTTATGTTTTTCAGATGCTTCTTTTAAAAGCAACCTAGCAATGTTTTCACATTCCCAATTTTCTAAATTTTTTGAACTTGATGCAAAGTAATAGGCTTGATCTATTGCTCTTTGTGAGTCCACATAAATAGGTGGTTTATAAAACTCCCCATACAAAGTTGCAAGGGCGTTTAAACAGTCTTGATCGGTCAAGTGTGCTGACATAATAAGAAAATAAGTAATTGAGCAAACCTAAACTAGCTGAATGTTGGCAATATTGCAAGTAAATAAAAAAAATTGGCAATAAAAAAACCCCTTAGTAAATACTAAAGGGTTAGTTAAAGTAAACCTAGCTTTAATAAATTATTTTATTTTAGATAGGATTTTATTTAATTTTCTAAGGGTTTTAATATCTAGTTTATTAATAGCCTTAGTGTTGATAGCTTTATTAAAAGCATCAGTAATTTTGTTTTCTTTAGTCATTCTTTAGCCACCTATCTGTATCTAAAGAATTTTTAAATATGAAAGTAACAGAATTGTCTTTGTTTACTTTCATACCTTTAATCCAAAAACCAAAGGGAACTTCTTTTAACCAATCGTTAAAAGGTTCGGATATTGCCAAATAATCGGCATAAGTTGTTTTTTCCATAATTAGAAAAGTTGTTAATTGTAAGGGTGTAAAGATACCTAGAACAGATTTAAGGACTGTTCTAGGCGATTCTGAGTGGACTTAATAGTAAAGTTTTACAGTTTTTAAGTACTTAAGTTTACGTTTCCTAGAAACATTCCCATTTTTAAGTCTTGGGAATATTCCGAACACGTCAGCAACCCAACCATATTTGTGGTTGGTCATGTCATAAATACCAACTTGCCATTCTGTTTCGGGTTTCCATTTATAAATGGTTCTCCAATCTTTCTTGGCTTGCTTTACACATTTAAGTGCAGCGTGTTCTGGTTCTATTGAACCTTGATACCAAGATGAACCGCCACCAACACGCATAAATGCTAGATAGGTTTTTTTTGTTTCCATAAGTAAAAAATGGGATAACGTGAGCAACAAGAGATCTCAATTGAGAATCTCTTTTACTAGCAGTAAATTAATTACTGCTAATAAGAGAGAATCTAAAAAGAACTAAGAACCTAATATTAAGTTCTTAGCTTTTACAGAATGACCAATAACTGTTAATAGATGCTTTGGCTCTTTCTTTAATCGTTTAATCCAACAATCAAGATAAGAAGCGTGACTCTCATTATTAGAATCTATTTGTAGTTCATTACATAAGAGGTATGCACCCGCTTCAGCAATTAGCTCTTCTGTTGCATATAGCTCAGAACCAAATACCGCTTTTTTATCAGTAATTCCAATTCTTGCTAAACGTCCCTTTTTATCACTTCCTGATGAGTGGACACACTCATGTAAAGCAACTGCGATAAATTCAGCATAATTACTAAATCTTTCTTTATTAGGGACGGTTATAGAATCAGCATCAGGGTCATAATATGCACTATTACCACCCTCGCCAAAATCAATATTATGAGTATTTACATAATTATGAATTTGTTTTATTGCGGCTGATTCTCTACTACTAATAGGTGAATAATTAACAGATACTTCTTTGTTTAATTCCTTTAGTCTTTTTTCTAATTTTTCTGTTTTCTTGAAACAATCCAAATTAAAAACTCTACAAGGCACAAATATAGTCCAACAAAAAAACTCAGGGTTGCCTAGAGCATCTTTAATTGGTTTTCCGTTGTCATCTAATAAAGGCTTTTTCATAGCTACTGGACGTAGAATAATAGAGCCTTTAGACCCTTTAATAATAGATAGACCGAATGACCTAGCTTGAGCAAATCCGCACCAATAATTACTTTTGTAATTTCTGGTTAATCTACCAATTTCTAGGCATATAAGGTTGCCGTTGTTATACGCTTCACCCGTAACAAAATTTGTATGTTGAGCTTCCCTAGTCCAACTCTTTCTGAATGGGTTTACCCCTTTTTCCATAATAGAAATTAGATCATTAGCTAACTCTTCATACCCTTTATTAGGGTCAAATTCTTTTTTAGATTTTCGAGGTGCTGAAGTTGTCATGTGTTTAATAAGTGAATTGAGCAACAGTAATTAATTAATAATTACTATTAGTAGTATTACATATTTTTTATTAATTGTCTTTAATATTGCTAATAATTTGTTTTTATTTGTTGTTTGTTTACTAGTACAAAATGAAAAAAGCGTTTATCAGGTAGATTAGTTCATTTGTACTATGTTCAGTCATACCAATAGATCTCAGCGAAAACTTAACAAACAGTAACAATTTTTTGTACTAGTTTTACTAATACACTTTATTTCTTTTTTATTCTCTTTTTTGTATTAAATCCATAGTTAACCCACCCCATAAAATACCGATTATGTAGACATATAGATAGCCTAAATTTTTACCAGAATCACCCCAAAAAACCCATAAATTAGTACTTGTAATTTATAAATGTAGTTATTGCAATGATTTATAGGTTTTTATCCTTTTTTTTTGGTTTTTTTCTATACCCTATGGGGTAAAATTCATTTCCCATATATGCGTAACCTCTTCAGATTTTTGTGTCAAATATTTTTCTGTAGTAGAAGCAGAAGTAGGGAAAAATTAAGTTGAACCTATAGGGTGTACCACCGCTTTAGAATGACACCCTGTAGGTTCTTTGGAGAGTGCGTGTTGCTCAGTCACTTATCCTATAGTAGTACCTAATAAGATTCCCTTATAAAACCCTTGTCAGATACATTAGAATTTCTTATTTGTTGAGGAGTCATTCCCATAGCAGTTTGAGTGATAGTTGAGTTTACAGCAGCACCCCAATTATCAAGGTGAGTCATTAATAATTCATCTTTTCTAGATCTAATATTTCTATCTTCATCTTGAGCCATGTATTCTGTCCAATAACCAACTGCACCTGCAAGAGCATCAATAATATCATCATTAACTAAGCTACCTCTGTGTCTAGAAATCCTACTAAGTTGGTAAACTAGCTGTAATTTTAATCGTCTTTCTGGTGGTTCATCTTGATTAGACTTAAAATCTTTTTCAATTACCTTGCGATCTATTATTAATCTATGAGAGTTCATAACAGGTTCTAAAGTATCAATAATTCTTAGTTCTTTAGTCTTATTATTTCTTACATCTTGCACTTCGCATGGGTGAAATCTCATAAGAAAAGGTTTTAATAGTTCAGCAAACATACCCCCACCAAAGTTTTGTTCAATCAAAATAGTATTTATTTTATTAAATCTTGCAATTTTAGATAATTTTTCTAAAACTAAGTCTGAATAGCCACCTGTTAGTCCACCTGCATCAGTAACAAAAAGATTTCCGTTTAACATCTTTACACAAGCATAACCTGTTGCATCTTTTCCCTTCCCAGAGGGGTCGATAAACATCACACTACCTGTATATTCAATAAAATCTCCAAATTCTTGAGCAGGGCGGTAGAACCTATCACCATTAAACCCAACGCAAGACAAATCTTGTATAACGTATTCTGGATTATTCGACCATATAATCTTCTCAGGTGCATATTCTTGATTGATAGAAGAAATAACAAGATCAGATATTTTTAATGGGTATCTATCTTGATCAGATAAGGTTGTATCTAGTTGAAATTGTAAATTAAAACCAGAACGTCCATAAGATGCTTCACGTTCCATAAGATCTATAGAGGTAAATCTTTGTGGGTCTACAGGGTCTTTAGGTTTAGATAATTCATTGGTTAGTCTTTCTTTTATAAATGGAGCAAGTCTATCTCCATAATTGTTTTTTAATTCTGGATAACGTGCTGTCCATATTCTTGTCTCATAACCACGTTCTTCTAGTGTTAAATACAAACTATTTTCTACTTGTGGTGTCCCAAGAAAAGTAACGTTGCCATTTGGTTTTAAAATAGCTTCAAATTCTTTTACAGCTTCCGCTAATTTGTCTCTCATGGGTTGTGTATAAGAATTATTCGGTACTTCTACGTCATCTGCAATTATTTCATCTGCACGACTACCTGCCATTTGTGAAAGAACTCCTCTACTGGTAACGCTAGGTGCATGAGAAGCGGTTGCAGGTGCAACATCAAAACTAATTTTGCTATTTCTTTGGTGTTCTTGTGGTATTAACGGAGATAATATTGACATTTCATTAATTAAACGCATAGTAAATGTCGTAAAATCATCTGCTCTATTTTTACTTGCACTTACAACTAAAAATTTTAGCTGTGGGTTCATTCGTAACTTCCACACAACATAAGTAGAAGTTATCCAACTTTTACCAACACCTCTAAATCCTTGTAAAATTTTACGTCTAGTGCCACTTTGTAGATATTCTGCAATGTCTAATTGAACAGGAGTAGGGTCTGGAAGGTTTAAATGTCTCCAAGTAATAATTAAAAAATATCTAAAGTCTTGCAGTTTTGTTGGTAACGGTTGCATTTCATAATTCAGCAACAGGTATTGCTTCTAAATCAGGTAAATTTTTCATCAAATCGTCCATTTTATTGTTTTCTGTTGGTATGCACTCTATACCATTATCTTTTAAAAACTGTCTAGCTACGTTTAAATCACCTGCTTTTGCATCTCCACTAGTTACTTTATCTAATAATGTATCAGTTAAAGCACTATGTAAGTTATTTAGTTTTTCTATGTCCATAGTAACTAGTGTTTACAAGTAATATAATTAATTCTTATCTGTTTTGCCAGATAGAAGATACTTTATTTTACCAAAAAAACCTAATTTTCTTACTTTTTTGTATAGTTTCATACCTTTTTCATAACGATATAATTGCGTTTCTATTTCTGATATACGCATTATTGCAGAAGTAAGCAGCATATCTTGCATCTTTGTGTACTTAACTAGGTCTAAACAATATGCTTTTATAGCTTCATCAGGCATTTGTTCTGTCTCACGTTGTTTCATTAGAATTTCAAACTCTATTTCTGGCGGTGGGTTGCCAATAAGTACCTTAAAAAACTCTTTATGCGTCATATTAATTTAGTTTTGGGAATAGTTGTTGCTCTAACATATCCACAGCACGATCATCTAACGTGTTGGTAGTTTGTTTGCAGATAGCTCTAAGCAGATCGACTACTAATCTCTTTACAGCAGTAGTGGTAAAGAACTTTAGTAGTACTGGTTTTAAAATTTTTAGCATAATAACTATTGTGTTACTTTCCAAACATAGCTACATTGTTAGTATTAAACAAGAGTTTTAACTTTTTATGGAAGATCAAGAACCTAGTAGAGTCGAAACCATTGTCAAAGTTTGCGTTCTTCTTTGGTCGGCAACGCTATTATCTCTTTCATACTATGAACCTCCATCTGGCAAAAAGATTGTAGATTTTGACCCGACATTTATTGCAAGTATTTTTTCAGCCAGTACTGCTTCACTAGGGTTTCAGATAAAAAAGAAAAAAGATACTATAGTAGATAATAAGAACTCTAAAGTTGGTATCAAATGAAAAAACTACTCTTACTAGGTTTATTTTTAGTTGCACCTTGTTACGCAAACGGACTACCCACTTGGAGTACTGGCTCTAGCAATAGAACTGAGAATACTACTCAGACTATAACTCGTAGCATAGTTACTCAGAAATATGGGTCAGCTTTAAATACTTGGGAAGCATCAAACATAGCTGTCACAAGTGCATCTAGTGGTGGTATAGCTGATTCAGATGTAGTTTTTACTCCTAAGACCGATACTGCTGATTGGTCACTTTCAATAACTACGAGAGCAGCAGGTGCAAAAATAGAAGAAATTACACAAACAGATGCGATTACGACTACTAGCGTTATCACTTCTTTGTCTGTCTTTAGTCAGTAAAGCAA